AAGCTGCGAACGGGGATAGACACCCATTAGTGCAGTGTCGTCGTCAATGGCTACGCTAGTGTAGATGTCCCAGAAGCCTTCGACGCGGCCCACAAGTTCCACACCCTGAGTCGTCGGACGTGTGTACACGTCCGCATCAGGCGTTGGTTTGAAGTCCTGCATCTTTCTGATATATTTCACCACGTTCTGCCCACCAACGATCCACTCGCCTCTACGATACCGAGCGGCATAGATTAGAGCCGACGCATCAATAAATGCGTGACCCAAGGTCTCGTACCACTCTTTTGCGGTGTACCCCTCTTCAACCGTACTAGACCAGGAGACGTTACCGGCAGTTGCTCCACCGATCATCGCGTTCAAGACACGATAGTCCATCTCTCGCACGATTTCCTGAGCACAGTGGTTGATAAGTTCCGAGTGAACATTCAAGCCTAGCGTTCCCATCACATCTTCCATGACTTCACTCGACCATGTAGCCGCCAGAATGTCCTTGTAGGCCGTGATGGTCGATGCAGTGATAGTCATTTTCATGCGTTTAGGAACGGCATTCTCTGAACTTAGTGCATAATCAGAGTCACAGGTTGTGGTGCTTGGTTCACCCTCTGTATCCTCATACAGAAAGTCCTGGTAGAAGATTTGGCCTACTCCACCAGAGATTGCGGGTAGCGGTTGGATCGACGCTACCTTGGTTGCCCACAGAAGCGGGTACGCCTGTCGGATCAGCGGAAGCGCGAACTTCACCGGCAGAGTGACATCTGAAAGAGTCGTCTGTTCCAACATACTGATGGAACGATTCATCCTTGCGGAGTGAATGGCCTGGTTCTCCATGATGACCGCCAAGTTAACCTTCAACTCTTCGGGCACAACGGCAAGACGTGGCCCCTTTGCCTCGATCAGGGGACTCCACTTCGCCAGGCATTTCCTACGGAACAGTGACATACTTTCCGACATCGACGCACCAAGGTCGATACTGTTCAAAACATCAGTTTCCATTTCCATTCCTTATCCCTCCCCAATCGACAGGTTGACCATCTCATCCATCTCAGTAACCCTGCCTTTATTCACTTGTTTGGTCTTTTCCTCTGTCGCGAGGGTTTGCTTTCCTGCGGCTGAAGTTGGCTCTTTGGGATGATTGGTGTTTAGAGCCTCATCCACAACAGCCTTTCGCAGTTCAACAACCGCCTCAGCGACCTCTTCCGGTGTCTTTGCAGCAGCGCGAACCTTGTCCGCAAGTTTCTTGCTCAAACCAAGCTGACTCGCTTCGAGAATGGTAATCTCGAACCTTAGCTTGTCAGTCTCTTCTGTGGTAGCATCAAGTGTCTCCGTCTTGATAGCCTCAACAAGAGCAGGGCACTTGGCATCCAGAACTTCACGAGTGAGTCCCTTCAGTTCTGTGTCCTTGGTCTCGTTTACGGCCTCCATGACTTCGCCCTTGATGGCATCCACAAGGTCTGAACGAGCTTCCTTAAACTGCTCAAGCGTAACATCTTTCAACTCGTCCACGTTGTTATCCTCCATTATTTGTTCATTTGATTCCATAATGACAGGCATTGGTTGGACTTCAATGTCGCCCTCTAGAATCTTATACACCCCCGCACCCTCAATGCCAGGTTCGTCCGCAAAGTCAATGCCTTGTATTGTAGCTGAAAGCATTTCCTCGACCTCTTGGCCGTTCAAGGTCGCGGGTTGACTTGTCCATATTGCGGTACGAATAGACGATGCGAAAAGGCATCCAGTCTTTACGAGGGTTTGTACATCTCTACCCTCAGCAGTCGGTGCAATGAATCCTTGGTAACTGATTGCATTGTCTTTTCTAAACAGTGTAACAATTCGCCCAATTGGAATATCACGCGAAAACTGTTGTCCTCTCGGTGGAATTGCACGCCCATGTCGGCTATACACCGTCACAGTGTGACCATCCGCCATCCAGTCTAAAGTCGCCTCCATCGCTTTGTCGTTGAACTCTCTGGTGTACAACCTACCAGCAGAGCTGACCTGGCCATCAAACAAGGCCACGCCTTCAACAAACATTGAGTCGCTGGCAACTTCAGATATTTGTAGTAGAGCGTTGTTATCACCTGGAGTGATAGACTCAACCAGTGTTGGCTTCATTTCCAAGCAAACTTCACGCCCGTATCTATCGCCTTCATCAGACTCAAGTATTGGGTTTGAGTCCCTAAATGTGTTATCTTTATGTAAAGTAATTCCCACAGGGACGTTAGCCTTCAGTACCTCAACAACGTCCGGCCCAGATGAGCCACCTTCAAAGGTGTGCGCACTGAAGGTACTCCAAGCCACCTGTCTCCATGCTATTTTCCAAGCAGCGCGGTCTACTCCGCCTGCGGCATCTCGGTACGGCAGTTTGCGGTGCCACGATGAAGAATTGTTTTCAAAGTGTGATCGTTTTGCTTCTTCTGACATTGCTTTCCAGGAATCTGAAATCCATGCAAAGCAACTATCAGATAGCTCATTCACAGAGGTGCCGTTAATAACTCGTTCCTCAGCTTTCATATTTTACTCCCTATCGTTGGTTCCGAGTGACTTTTCCCCATTCTGCATATCTGGACGCCCAACGGGGTTATTGCCATCTGGAGTTGGTGGAAGTGTGGCAAGTTGTTTCTCAATACGGGACGACACCAGTCTCCATTGTGCCGGTGACATTCCTACTATATCAGTAGCGGCATATTCTGGGTCAGCAACCCCCATAGTCCACAGCATATTAGCTGCACGAGCATAATTGAACATCGTTGAGCTTTTGTCCAGCTCATCAAGAATTGAACTGGAGGGCCACGAGAGCACAAACTTGTATTTCAGTGGGTTCAGTCCATTCAATATCAGAGCAGTATAGGCTGGCTGTGTCACAATCTGTGACGTGACCTGGCGAATAAAGTTGATTGTTCGTGCATATTGTCGTTCCTGCTGCACAATAATCGACCTGGCACTAATATCCTGATTTAAGAAAAGGAATGTTGGCAGCGCCCGAAGTGCCATCAGTAACTTTGAACGATAATAATAAATCGGGTCTAGGTTGGAAAAGGCAGCGTTTGATGTGTCAAGAACCGATACATCTGTGTTACTCTTGATATACTTACCATCCTTGTCCATTAGGTACTCTTTACCCAAGTACAAGTCGGTAGCAGCAGTCATAACGCTGCGTTCTACGTTTTCTTTCGGCTCGTCTGATGTAATACCCGCAGCAATCTGACTCTTGAAGGCATTGATAGCCTTGTGCGCCTCAATAGGGTCTTTTCCTGTCACATCAATAGAAAACAGCAATCTGGCAAAGGCGCGTGTTAGCCAGTTGATAATCATTGCCTCTTCCATTGCTGTGAGCTTTTTCCATGCAGTTCTGGCAGTGTATAGGAGGGACTGACCATAGGGCCTATGGTTACTCTCGCGCCACCGCAAGTGGCAAATCTGCCAGGGATAGAACGTAGCTATGGGGGCAGCAACTTCAGCCGACTTTTGCTCAAACGCATTCGGGCCTGATAGAGCACCAGTTACATCCTCATTTCGGTACATACTGTCTGCTGGCATTCCCATCAATCGTTGAGGCATGAGCGACTGCAACCCCCAGATAATCTGTTGGAATTCATCGCCGTACAATAGCATATCACGCACTATCTCAGGTAAATAATGGTCAAGTTGTAGATTGCCGATAGTGCGATCCACAATATTCTGAAATTGTGCCGATGGCTTATCTTCTGGATATTCAATTGTAAAAGGAAGTGAACCAGTCTTTTCCTGTGCCCCAACTGCATCACGAGCAAGAATGTCAAGTCCTGTAGCCACCTCTTCTGCACTGGAATCCATTTCTTCGTATTCAGTGTATGCGGGTACTCGATCTGGCTCAGGCGACATAAATGTGGACGCCCACCGATTCATTGCAGTAGCCACAGTTCCAGACGCTGTACTATTGGCTACCGGATGATCTTGGTTGGCAGGCCAAAACTTCCCTGCAATTCGTTTTGCAAGGCGACCACGTAATGACATATTTGGGTCGGCCACAGTCGGGTCGTTTTGTTTGATCATCTGACTATCCTTGGGTACCAGGCACCATCACTCATTGGCGTTGGTTTTCCCGATATTTGGTTAAGTATGGTTTTATTTGTCTTGACTATTGCCTCAGATTCTTCTGTGGTAATCGGTTGCTGTGTAGCACTCAGTGATTCTGACACTGTTGACTTTACATCGTACCGTACTGCCAGTCTAACCGCTATTTCCAGCGCATCAGGCCCATCATCCTGTGATCCAGGTGAATAATTCTCTAATTGTGATAGTAAAGTTTCGCACCCAAACTCGTTGAAAAGCACCAATCCTTGTGTACAAAGCGGCTCTAAACCGAGTATTCTCGCTACCTTACTGCCCCTACCTGCCTGCTGTACTGGCCTTACTGGTAGAATTGACCCTTGATTCAGCGCATCTTCCATACTCTTGTCTGCAAACAATGCCTGGAATTGCACCGCCTCAATGCCAAAGTCTGCGAATGCGTACTCTCTGCCATACGCTGCTTGCGCCTTGATTAGTTCACTGTAATGTCTGACCTTGATGTCAGCCTTTAGCACAAAGACTCGTGCACCTTTTGGCTTTGCCACAATGACGATTGCGCTAGGGTCAGGATTCGGCGTTTTCTTCAAGCCAAGGCTTGGATCACAGGCTCCGATAATCAAACAATCATCTAGTCTTACTATCGGACTGCCATCAGCCGGTACAATGTACGTGTGCCCATCCTTTTCCTCAATCAACCTGAACTTTCTTAGATTTGTAAACTTGCGATCCGTGTCAGCAAGCGTATCGTTCTGCATCTCAATTAGAAACGCTGGCGTCGTACTTGCCGCAATCTCATCCATACACCGAATGAGAGGCCAGAACTCAGGCCACGCTACTACCGCACCCTTGTGCATTTTGTGGTAATTTGCTGCCAGGTACTCCGCCGCATCCTCTTGTGATGTCAGTGAATCTTTGTCACGCTTCAACGCAATATAGTTATCCCACATATCCATGTGGGTAGGCCACTCAATGATTGCCTTGTGCTTTTGCCTGTCAAACATCCCATGCTTTAGCAATGTAGCCAGCAGTGACTCATGGTGAATCAAGTTACCAACACCCAGGAACTTACCATCAGGTGCCAGTGCCTTCAGAATGTCGCGGTTGATTGCCCTCTCAAGAACATGCCTCTGCACAGGGGACTG